TTATATCAATTTGAGTTGGATGTTGAAGAAACTCTTTAATGAAAAAATACAAGATTACACACTTAATTAGTGCAGACTTTGAAGCTACAGCTATTGTCAATGAAGATGAGATTGACGATAAAACTAACGATTTAAAAGCTTATCAAAAACCTGATAGCAAATTTAATTTTACCATGTTAAAAGGTACAGAAACCATAACTAGAACATATTACGAGGAACATGGCACGAACACTAACGACAGCAGTAAAAAACGAGTTATTAACAGGCGAGATTAGACCAATACACCTTATAGAAATAGGATTTTCAACACCTGTATATATAACTGATTGTGGCTTTGATTTAACTTCCTCAATATCAGGTACAAGTAGAACTTACACAGCTTCTCCATTTTTAGTGGGTGGCTCATCATTTGAAGAACAAACAGATATTACAAAAACATCATTAAGCTTATCTTTATCAGGTGCAGATCAAACATTTATATCTACAGTTTTAAATGAGAATGTTGTTAATGATACTGTTGAAATATACAGAGGATTATTAAATTCAAGCAACTCTATAATTGCTGACCCAATATTATTATACTCAGGAAACATAGATACATTTGAAATAGCTGAAACAGACACTCAATCAAATGTAAAATTAATTATTGTATCTCATTGGGCTGACTTTGATAAGAAGTCAGGTAGAAAAACAAACAATGCTTCTCAACAGAGATTTTTTAGTTCAGATGTTGGTATGGATTATGCTAGTGAATCTGTACTAGATATTAAGTGGGGTAGAGAATGACAACTTTCAACGAAGTTATTGGTTTGTATTATAATTTTCATAAATACAAAAAAAATACATATGATGAGTTATATCATCATATTTTACCATCTATAAATTTAAACCAATATAAAATATTTAAAGATGAACAAGGAATTTATGGTTTTGTAAATTGGGCTTATCTAAGCAAAGACGTAGAAAACGATTACATAAGAACATCTAAAATTTATAATGATGAATGGAAAAGTGGTAATCTTTTATGGTTATATGATATTATTATAATTAGAAAGAGCAAAGAGGTTATGTCATGGGTATATAATTATTTTAAAAAATTATTAAAAACAAATGAATCTATATCTTGGTTGCGTTTAGATAATAAAGATAAAGTATATAGAGTTAGTAAAAAATATAAAAGGGGATTTCATAAATAATGGGTGGCTCGGTAAAAAAAATAATTAAACCTGTCATATCAGCATTTAATATGTTTAGTGGTGGGTTTAATCCATTTGTAGCTTTAGGTGTAATGGCTATTGGTTGGTTGTTTATGCGATCAATGAAACCTGATGTACCTGACTTTGGTACAAATGATTTTGAAGAAACTGAAAGAGGTATCTTAGTAAATAAACAATCAAACAATGCTTGTGTTCCTGTAATTTATGGAGAAAGATTAGTTGGTGGTACAAGAGTATTTATAGAAACTTCAGGAACAGATAATACTTATTTATATGTTGCTTTAGTTCTTGCAGAGGGAGAGGTAAATTCAATAGAAGAAATTAGAGTAGATGATAAAGTAGTCACATTTGATGGTGCATTAACTCATGGCACAGTAAGAGAAGTAGCAAGTAGTGACAGTAATTTTTACAAAGACTCTACAAGTCATATTCAGGTACAAGCTTTTATGGGAACAGATGACCAAGTAGCATCTAGTGTATTAACACCTTTATCATCATGGGGAAGCAATCATAGATTAAGAGGTATTTGTTATTTAGCTTTAAGGTTTAAATGGAATCAAGATGTATTTGGTGGAATACCTGTAGTACAAGCTAAAGTAAAAGGTAAAAAGATTGTCACATTAGCATCTAATTTATCAGAGCAAACAGCATCTTTTTCTACAAATCCAGCTTTTTGTTTATTAGATTATTTAAGAAATGAAAGATATGGAAAAGGAATTGCTACATCAAGTTTAGATTTACAAAGTTTTTATGATGCTTCACAAGTTTGCGTCACACAGGTCACACCATTTTCAGGTGGTAGTGATATTAATTTATTTGATTGTAATGCTGTTGTAGATACATCAAAAAAAGTATTAGACAATGTAAGAGATATTGTAAAAGGCATGAGAGGTTATCTTCCTTATGTTCAGGGTAAATATAAATTAGTTATTGAGACAACAGGTACAGCTTCAATATCTTTAACAGAAGATGATATTATTGGTGGATATGCTTTAGCTTCTCCTACAAAAAATTCTAAATACAATAGAGTTATTGCTTCATTTATAAATCCTGACAGAAACTATCAAGTAGATGAAATTCAGTTTCCACCTATTGATGACTCAGGATTAGCAAGTGCAGATCAACACGCAACAATGAAAACAGCAGATGGTGGATTTTTATTAGAGGGTAGATTTGATTTTAGAACTATTACTTCTCCATATCAAGCAGAGGAGATGGCTGAGATTATATTAAGACGTAGCAGAGAAGCAATCGGTCTTAGTATTAATTGTGGATTTAAAGCTTATGAATTACACATAGGAGATATTGTAAATGTCACTTTATCTAGTTTAGGTTTTTCAAGTAAATCTTTTAGAGTCTTATCTATGACATTTAGAGAAGATTATACTATTGATCTTAACTTAGTAGAATATCAAGCATCACATTATACGTTTGCAACTAAAGGTCAGGTAGCAAGTACACCAACAACTACTTTACCAAATCCATTTACCATACAAGCACCAGCTTCTGTCACTTTAACTGATGAACTTATTGAATATGCTGATGGTATTGTTTTGACTAGATTAAATATTTTAGTTGGTGCAAGTACAGACCAATTTGTTCAGTATTATCAAGTAGAAGCTAAAAAATCTACAGAGTCAGATTTTAAAATAATATCAAGTGGTACTCAGCTTAATCACGAATTTATAAATGTTGTTGATGATATTACTTACGATGTAAGAGTAAAAGCTATAAATAGTTTTGGAGTTTCTTCTAGTTATACTTCAGCTTCAAGAAAAATTGTTGGAGCAACAGATATACCAAGTGATGTAGATGATTTGTCAGTATCAATGGTTGGCTCAAATCAAATGGAGTTAGCTTGGACACCTGTCACAGATTTAGATATTTCATGGTACGAAGTAAGATACCAAGATGTTCAAAGTGGTGCTACATGGAATGATAGTACACCACTTGCAAAAGTAGTAAGAAGAAAATCAAATTCTTTAGTAGTAAATGCACAAACAGGTAGCTTTTTAATAAAAGCTGTTGATAAACTAGGAAATGCAAGTGCAGAAGCTTCTATTGTGACTACTAATATTTCAGGATTACAACAATTTAAAAACATATTAACTGTGAGTGAATAATGGCAGATTTTTTAGGAACAAGAGATAGTAATGTTGCTTTATCAGAAGATAATGCTGGTAGAAAAGTATTGATTTTAGATACTATTACACAGTTTGATAGTGGTGTTGGAAATATAGAATCAGCAGAGGGAGTATTTGATCTTGGTGGAACAGACTCTACTTCTAATCCAACAAACTTTAATTCAAATATACAATCATCAGGATTTTATACATTTGCTAATACCATAAGCTTAGATGCAGTTTATGATGTTAATTTAGGTGCTGTCATAGGCATGAGTACAGAAGATGAATATGATTTGTTTGACTCAGGTAGAGGTGCAACTTTATTTGAAGATGCTAAAGCACCTTTTGATGGTAGCCCTGAAGTACAGGCTGGAGCAGAGGTACAAGTAGGAGCAAGTGACAGCAGTTTAGCAAGTATTACAAGCTTTCAAAAAATATCACAGCAAAGCACAATAAAAGGTAGATATTTTAAATTTAGATGTAAGATAACCAGCGATAATAATAAGGTTAGAGCAAAAGTTCATACTCTACAATACAAGGTAAATTTTGAAGTAAGAACTGAGTCAGGAGAAGATGTTGTTGCATCAGCTTCAGGTCAAGCAATTACATTTACAAATTCTTTTTACGCAACTCCGAGTATTGGTATTTCAGCACAAGGATTGCAGACAGGAGACTACTATCAGATCACAAGTAAATCTAAAACAGGCTTTACAATAAGGTTTTATAATAGTAGTAATACAGGAATAAGCCGAACATTTGATTATCAAGTGTTTGGATATGGGTTGAAATCATAACCATTTTAAAATATAAGGATTAACATGAGTCAAGTGTCGGATGTAAATTTAGCTAATCAAGGCTTCGCAAGTTTTAGAACTGAACTTAATAATATATTAGGAGCAGTAAATACAAGTCATTTAGGCACTTCAGCACCAAGTTCAGTTGCACAAGGCACAATTTGGGTAGATTCAGGAACATCAGGAGTTTTAAAAGTTAAGATAAATGATGGCTCAGATAATGTAGAGTTATTTCAAATTAATATTTCATCAAACGCAATCACTAGCACAATGTCGGTCACAGGTACTATATCTGAAACAGACCCAAATGCTTTGCCACTAGCGATAGCTTTAGGATAAGGAGAAACAGATGGCAAATACTTTTAAGGTTAAAACGAATGGTGCGATGCCATCAAGTGCTGGAACTCCATTAACTCTTTATACAGTTCCATCATCTACAACAACAGTAGTTATTGGATTAACACTTTGTAATATTCACACAACAACTGTCACAGCAGATGTTCAATTAGTATCAGACACATCAGATACAGAAACAAACGAAACAGTTTTATTAATTAAAGATGTTTCTATTCCAGCAGGTGCATCATTAGAACTTTTAACAGGTGGTAAAGTTGTTGTTCAAGCAACTGATATTATTAAAATAGATTGTTCAGTATCAGCTAAAATAGACGCAACATTATCAATCCTAGAAATAACATAGGAGTAAGCGATGGCTTATATTGGACAGAAACCAACAGACAAACCATTAAGTGCTTCTGATTTAGAAGATGGTTTAATTACAAATTCAAAACTAGCACAAGA